TGTTGATCGTATTTCTCAAGGGGTTGTGTTAAGGATTGTACTATTCTAGCCACTAAATCCTCCGTTTTTATAAAAATCTATAAGTCCACCTTCTTTTAAATGTGGACCATAACTACCTTTTCCTGGATCTGTAAAACCACCAGGTTTATCTGGTCGTCTATCTGGTCTATCTGGTCTATCTCTATGTTTACTAGTTGAAGTTATCAATGGAGTACCTGCAATATTTGATGAAGAAGGTGTGATTCCTAATACTTGTTTAGCATAGTTAGCTTTATCTTCAGCAAACTGACCTTTCTTTTCTCCTCGGTTAAAAGCGTTTAAATAATCTTCATAATGTTTTTGATAATTTCCAAACATAGATACTGTATTAATTCCAAAAGGATCTTGAACAGTTGAAGTTCCATGTCTTAAATCATTATAATATTTCATAGGAGCGAAAGATGAAACATGAGATGTTCCTGGTAAACCTCTTCCGTGTACACTCCATCTAGATTGGTTATATCTATCAATTGGAGAAGGACGAGCAGCATTTAGCAAAAAACCTAATCCTGGAATTCCTGATAAAGCACTGAAAGCCATGCCTGGTAGTTGTTTAGTCCAATTCGTTCCTCTTTCAAGCCAGTTGGAAGAGCTTGTTTTATCTCTACCTTCATTTTCTTTAATCAGTTTTATCAGTTCTTCATCAGTTACATCATCTCCATATTTCCAGGGATATTTCATTCTTAGTTCCTCTACTTTTGCCATTAACTGAATATCATTATAGTCAACTCCTTTTCCATTCTGAAAACCTAATCTCATAATTCCACCATTTTCTTTTTGAATTCTACTTCCATAAGTATCCGCCCAGTCTCTTGCGATTTCTGGTTCGTTGGCCCATAAGTATCGTCTCTGTGCTTCTGATTTAAAAGGCATTATCTTCTCCCGTCCGGTTGTATATCTAATCTAAAAGTTCCAAGCTTCCAGTGTTGTCCGGTGCTTGTATTGTCAACCTTCAATGATATAGCACGTGCACGTGCTCTTGTATCTATTTTATCTGTAGTAGTTGAAGATGTAAAAGGACCCAAAGATGAACTAGCCTGTGAGTCCGTTGGATAATTTTTTAAGTTTAATGTCACTCTTGCATCTCCAGTTTGTTGTAAGAAATCAGGAAGCACTCTTCTAATTTTCATCATGTGTTCTCCGTCTCCTCTAAGATCTGCTCCACCACCTTGGCTCACAGATATATCAAAATCACCTGATTCTATACTTGCAGCAATAGCAGTACCTGCACCATCTTTAATTTGATTAACTCCTGTTTCATGTTCATAATAATAAGTAACACCATCCGTGTTACCAACTGTAGTGTCACTTGTAGCACTTGAGTCATATTCTGTTGCATGTGGTTTTCCAAATATATGTGAATCTGACCATGTTGATCTTGCTAATGTACTTGTCGTCCATACAGGTCGTTCCGGTGTGGAGTCCATATAATTATAAGTCACCGATCTATTGTTAGATGCAGCACCACTTCCTGGATAGAACCATGTGACTTCTCCAAATAAATTATTTAATCCCGCATAAATATGTTGTCTAGGAACTGTATTAATATCATCATAAACATAGTCTTCAACCAGGCATGCTAGTGATTCTAGTCTACCAGTGTATCTAAAAAAACCATTTTCTGACATCCAATATGCAGAACCATCTACTTCGACAGCTGCATTCTTTCCAATCAATCCACAGTTTGTACCAACCTGTTGAAATGAAAATACGAAAGGTGCACCGACAAATCTCATAATAAATAAAGATGTATCTGTCCAAATATAAATTGCATCCCGACCTCTTATCGCTGCAACGATCCGTGTTCCGTCGGCCAGTCTTTGTGTACCGGCAGTATTGGTTGCTGAAGGCGCGTACGAGGTTGAAGCATTAATGCTCTCCTGGTCCGACCATCTTATATACATGTCGTCCTGAGTTGATGTTGTACCAATAGTTGTCTCCGTTCCAATAAACACTAAGTGCCTATCGGGAGTGGATACTAGTGTTTGTATAGCTGCTGTTGGTGCATTGGCAACAATGGTTGCTCTCGTGGATGTTGCTCCCGTTGCATCTGAATCCCATTCAAAAGTTGCACCATCAAAGATAGTTGCAATCAATTTATTTCCAAAATTGTCCAGGGACCAAAGTCCTGGAGCTGTTACAATGTCACCTGTTTGTGATGCACCCCATTTCGTATAATCCGATGCATCGGTAACTGTTGCTCCATCTGAGTGTGATGCAGCGGTAGTGTTATCTGATCCTCTGGTTAATCCTGATAAAGTATTAGTACCAGTAGTATTGGATGTATAAGCAATACGCTCGCTGTCTATTAAAACTGTTCCTGAAGCAGGCATCGACGCTGAATTATCTAGAACAATGCTTGTTGAACCTGAAGTTAATGCTCCATCTAAAGTGTCTGTAATTTCTCCAGCAACAGTACCACCCCATAAACCTAGTCCCCAACCAGCAGCTGATTCTTCAACTGCAGGGCCAATAGAATAAAAATGTTGAACTCTTATTCCACCTGAAGTACTTGCTCCTGATCCAGATTCAGCGGATCCCATTTCAATGGTAATCGTTGTAGCAGTTGGAACCGTTGTAACCATAAAATTAGTATCATCAAAATCAGAAGAGCCAAAATCAGAATCGGTAATAGTAGAAAAATTATCCAAACGAACAATATCATATTTCGTAATGTTGTGATCAGATGCAAAAGTAATTGTAACCGTTGCATCACCATTCGTTGTTGTAAAGGCGCTTGTTAATGTTGTTGTACTTTTAATAGGAGTAATGTCATAAAATGCTCCTCCAGAATATATATATAAAAATCTATTTGTACCAATGGCTGCATACTTAATACCACTGGCATTAACGAAATGATGAAGTGCCGTGTTTCTTCCTGTAAGAGTAGCATCTCCTAGTTGTGCCCAGCCACCTATTTTTTCAGGTGTGGCATATCTAAAACGGACATAGTCACCACCTATCCATTGGCCTTCGCCACCCGTCGCTGTGACTTGTTTATTGAATCCTGGTTGAAATCTTAATTTTTGTAGCATAATTATCTCGCGTTACAAGGTACTCCGTTTGAATTTACGAATGGTGCTTCTGCGAAAGCCATGTAGGTATATGTATAACCATTATCTTGTTGATTTAATCCATTTGCTCTAGTTTTAAAACCATTGGATAAAAAATCAATCGCATGATTATCTTCTTTTGCATCTGATGTATTAGCTTCTAATTGATTATCCATAGGATTATATGTATCTCTAGCTGTATCTCTCATAATCCAGTTAGCACCAGCATTTGAAGAAAGTTTTTGAATAACTAATTTTGGACGAAAACCAGTGTAAACGAACACACCATTACTTCCACCATTATTCCCAACATATGAGCCAAACTTGCTGAAGCCTTGTTTTTCACTAAATAAATAAGCTATATGACTATTACCACTTCCATTGACACTATCTTGTCTACCAATAGTAAACACAGAAGATGTTGGTACTTCATCCGACCAAAACTCATCATTATCAGCAGTTGCGGCAGTATTATTTAAAACTAATTTATCGGTTTCTGGTGCTGATGTATTTTTGTGATGGTATACTGCCCAGCTTTCAGCATTACTATTATTTAAGTTTTTCAAAATTATTAAATGCGGTACAGCCGATAATGAGTGTGAAATATCCACATCATCAGTTGCGTTTCCTGTATATTGAACTATATCCATGCCAGACGTAGCTGATTCTTTCCAGCACCAAGCTACATGAGTTATGGTATTTTCATTAGCATAAGCATTACTTGAAGCACCTAAACTAAATCCATCGCTGTCAAAAGCTGTTACTTCATCTGTAAAAGTTCCTTCAACAGAGCCTACATTTGTCCATATAACTTTTGTTGCTCCTCTAACTGCATCAACTACTGTGTGTGGATTTGTGTCATTTCTGCTTTTAATCCAAACTAAATCTGGTTGCATATCTGTATCGGTATCATCAAAAGTAATAGATTGTGTTCCACCACTTCCAGTATAAAGCTGAACTTTAAAATATGCTGATGGATCGTCTATTGTTGTAAAAGCTGCCATTTAACCTCCATCACTTCCTAGATTCTTTGTACATATCGCCAGAAATCCTGACGGTGGAGCAAACTCAAAATTTCCGTATCCATTTGCATCACTTTCTGCTGATGAAAGTGTAAAAGCTGAACAGCCACCAAAATTTGCATCCCAAGTTCCTGATTGACTAGCCGAACTACAACTGGCAGTTAAAAAATATGCTCCTGTGGTTGTACTTGCAGCAGCAGTTATTGATATTGCAGTTCCTGAATTTTGTGCTGTATTATCTTTATAAAAAGTTAATTCATTATCATCAAGATTTAAAGCAACACCTATTACATCATCTGTATCGTAACTATCACCATAAGAACTTTCAGAAGCACCAGTTATTTTAACTCCTGTTTCTCTATAAGAATAAGAATTTGAAATATGTCCAGCATGGTTATCTGACCTAGCGTCATCTAAATCTGAAGTTATTCCAACACACATATCGTTATCACTTGTTACAGATTTAACAAATTCTGCGTACCACTTTCCAGCAGTAAGTCCAACTGTACTACAAGCACCAAATTGACCAGCAGAACTTATAGCAATTTTACAATTTCCTTCTGAAAATGTAGGTGCATCTGTTATAGAAACTAAAGGATTAAAAGTTGCAAAATTATTAGTCGGTGTATCTGTAGCTTGATCTGTTGCGGCTAGAGCAACTTCTGTTAGATCTGTTCCACCATTGGCATCGTTGCCAAGATTAGCACTATCTTCATAGTCAAGATAAAAACCATTCGTACCAAAAGTTAAACCAGATACATCTTTCGGCTTCCAGATTGTAGGACTATCTTCATCAAATTCTCCAAAGTCTGAAGCGGCATATTGAGTTCCATCTATAAAAACTGTTTCTGCAAAATAAAAATCTGCTGGAGAGCCTACTGAATTATCATCATATGCACCAAATTTTAATACTTTAGTATTTTGATTTATGTCAAAATCATAATTTTGTGATGGCATTGTATCTGTTGAATAACCACCAACACCTCTTTCTTCTGTGCCATTAATATATAATCTTAATCTATTATTTGCTGTGCCAGATGTTGTGTCTGCAGCAACCACTACATGATACCATGCGCTAGTATCTCTAAATACTCTGTTTGTAATTATTGAGGCAGTAATACCACCAGCATAATCCCACACTTCTATTTTATTTGCTGTAGTAATTTGCATAGCCATAACATTATCGCCACCAGTACTTGTTTGAACTACACCAAAGGTTACTTGTGTTCCTAAAGAAATTCTTTTAAACCATGTTGAAAATGTCCAAGTTCTACGATTGCCAGCACTAAGAGTTTTGTGCATATAAGCAGTATCACCTTTATTAAACATACATGAGTTGGCTACTTCGTATCCTGTATCTGCTGCTGAATTTGCTCCACCTATAAGAAAAGCCATGTTAAGATCCTAATACTGGCCACTCGCCTAATGGTCTTACACTATCTTCATTTCTTGTAT